ATGAGTTTGACACTGCGAAACGGAATCTGGCACTGGCGCAAGATGGTCGATGGGGTGCCGCAGTCGCGGACGACTGGAACAGGCGACGAAGCGCTTGCCAAGAAGATGGCTGCAAAGTGGGATCACGAAGCGATCCAACAGATTCGAGTCGAAGGGCTGCGCCCTATCCTTCTCCACGACGCAATCAAGGGCTTTCTCCAAGATCGCAAGGGCACGAACGGCTACGGCAGCGCAGAGAACCACATGCGCGCGTGGAAGAAGCTGCCCAACAAGCTCGTCAAGGAAATCGCCCTGCACGAGGTCAAGGAAGCTTTGGAGAAGCGCAAGGCTGAGGTGGCGCACAACACCCTAGCGGTCGCGGTCATGTACTGGAACGCGCTCATGAATTGGTGCGCTGAGAAGAAGCTCAGCACTGGCCCCAAGCTGCCGGCGATCAAATCCCAGGCAACGAAGCTGCGCACGCTGTCGCTTGAAGAAGAGCAGCGCATTCTCGACGCGCTGAACCCTGATGCGAAGTACAGGGGCAAGAGCAACGTGCACGCCGCTGCTCGACAGGACAACCAAGATGTGGTCGTTTGCCTGCTGCACTTGGGTGCGCGCATCACCGAAGTGGAAACGCTGGAGTGGAAGGACGTGGATTTCAAGGCCAACACGGTCTACGTTCGCCGACTCAAGCGCGGCAACCCTTGCCTGCTGCTCATGACCGCTAGGCTGCGCGCAGTCATGGAACGTCGCTACGCAGAACGCACCGACGGCTTCGTGTTCAGCCGCAAGGCCACGCACAACACGAGCACGCAATGGCTTGACCGCGCAATCAAGCGAGCAGGCATTGACGAGACGCACGGCAAGATCACAAGTCACGTGTACCGCCACACAGCAGCCACGCGTCTTCTGCGTGCTGGCATGGACATTGTGGAAGTCCAGAAGTTCTTGGGTCACAAGAACATCCAGAGCACATTGGTCTACCTGCACGCGATCCCCAGCGAGGTCGCAAAGCGTGCAGCGAACGTGTTCGACGCGGTTGCCGCATAGACTACGCCCCTGCTCAACAGGGGATCATGATGAAGTCTGGACTTTGGGCGCTGTGCGCCCTTTTCTGTGCCCAAGCAAACGCGCAGACCGACGCAACTGTCACCGAAATGGCGCAGCGAACGCTCAGCAACTTTGAATGTGCGACCCTTTCGCCGACCAACGAAGGCCGGTTGTCGTTCGTTGACTCGGGCATCGTCACAGGTCGCATCGTGCTCAACGCCATTGACCGTGACAAGGAGCAGTACCAACGACTGTTCGACAAGTTTCCGTTCGAACTCATCGAGCGCAGCGGCACAGTGGACTTCAGGCTCGGTGTCGCGTATTCAACTATCGCTGTGAACACCTTCAAGCGGTTGCCCGACACCGTTGGCAGCGCAAAGTTCAGGGCCGCACAAGCTGCCATGTACCGCGACAAGAACTGCGACTTGCTTCCCAAGAAAGACAATGCCGTATCGCGGTGAAAGCTCTTTCGCCTAGTAGGTGATTAGTTCTTCACCTGAAGCTCCAATGACATTACTGCGATACAGCAGCAACGCAAACGGAGCTACAGAATGTCGAACGCTATCAAGTCCAAGGCCATCAACACGCAAACCAAGCCGGAAGCTGCCCCGACCAACTTCCTCGCGCAACTGACCGAACTGGCGAAGCCGGTCGTCAAGGCCGAAGCATCGAAGGCTGATCCCCTGGTCGCCATGCGCAGCAAGTTCGCGATCAACGCGGACGAAGCCATCAAGACGCTCAAGGATGGTGCCGCGAAGTCTCGCTGGCACTCCACGACCCCGCAAGGCCAGATCCTCGTGTTCTTCCGCAACGCCAACAGCGTCATGAAGCTGAAAGGCAGCACCCACTTTCAAGTGGCCGACGCCGAAGCTGCGATCAAGTTCATCGAAGGGGCGAAGGCTGCTGCCAAGTCCGGCGAATTGGACGAAGCGCTCAAGGCAACTGCGCGGCCTCCCAAGAAGGCCGCTACTGCGTGAACTTCAACTTCCACTATGGCGGGCCACTTCGGTGGCCCTTTTCATTTCTGCTTCAACTTCTTTCGCTGCCACCTTCACTTAGTGCTTGATCCTAGCCATGGTAGAGCCATCATCCACCTGTACCGCAACCAACTTAGTAGGTACAGCAAATGAGCTTCCCAGTCTCCCGCAAGTACGTCGTCGAATACCTCGACCTGCTTGCTGTTGGTGCCACGCACGAAGAAGCACTCGAAGGCGTTGCCATCGCCAACGGCGTGTCCGTTCAAGAGGTGATGCTGTGACCGTAGCGTTCGGGCATGGCAACGTGGTCATCACGCGCAACTGCCAGAACTACCTCAACTCGATCAAGACCAGCCCACTTCCCTACTTGTACAGGCACCTGGAAGGCGATTGGGGTGACGTGGACAAGCACGACAAGCTGGCGAACGACGAAGCGCTCAAGCACGGTTCGCGCTTGTTCAGCGTCTACCGCCTGAATGATCGCGGCGACAAGCTGTGGATCATCACAGACGCGGAAGACGACCAGGGCGTGCGTCGTGTGACCACGGTGATGCTTCCAGAAGACTACTAAGTAGTTCCAGCAACCCAAACCTAACTGGCCGCGCAAGCGGCCTCAATGCCCTAAGGAGTTCACCAAATGAAGTTCGTTCTTGCGCTGTTCTGCACCGCCCTGCTCGTTGGATGCGCGGCACCTGTGCCCAAAGGCCCGCTGAAGCCCATGCCACAAATCGGCATGAACCGCGATCAAGTAGCTTTCGAGACTCGAATCGGTCGCCCAGACCGAATCAACCACACTATCACTGCCAACGGTCGCCGTGACCAATGGGTGTATGACTGCGGTCTGTGCGACGGCACAGCCAGCGGCCATAAGACCTGGTATCTGTACCTCACCGACGGGGTGCTGACTGCAATCCAGAACTAAACGTGACCCGGACGGCAAGAAGCCCCGCAGTGCGGGGCTTCGTTGTTTGTGGGCGGTCACAGCAGCGCTTGAATAGCGTGAACAAGGTGCTGACCGCTTTCCGAGAATGCAACAACCAGGGCAACGAGCAGGCCAACTACCCACTTTGCGCCCGCAATCTTGTTCCACTTGGCGTCTTGGTCAGACCGCCATTGGTGGGACGACGCCCTGTCGTCCTTCATGTCCTTCGCGAGGTCTTGAATGGCCTCAAGCGCCTGCTTGGTAAGTGCTGTGTTGAGCTTCAAGTCGTTAACCATGCCTTCTACCTTGGTCAAACGATCACGGGTCTCGCCGTTGTTCGCCTTGTTCTCTTCGGTGATTCGATCAAGTTCTACCTGCACGGTACGCAGCTTCTCTTCAAGCAGTGAAACTCGTGTCACAAGGTCGTGCACTTCATTATTCGTTGTCATCTGGCCTCCTGACACTGCCTTTATTTAGTGGTCAGGTGAACCCCGCTAAATAACCGCGTAGCGCCAAGACGGCGCTGTGAGGTTATGACATGACAAGGATCGAACTAGAGCCCCATGAAGTCCCCGGCAAGATCCGCGAACTACTCGCCAAGGGCAGCGCCATCGAAGAGTACGAGGCCCTGTTCTTGGTTGAGAACGGCATCAGCCCCAAGAGCATTGCAGCTCTCATCGGCTGGCCGCTCGCGAAGTTCCAAGTGCTGCTCGCTGGAGGCGGCGAGTTCGCCACCCAATACGCCGCAGCGGAAGCCCGCTATGAGCTGAACGCAGTTGCCCGCAAGCAAGAGGCAGTGATGGAGAAGGACGCGCCTGCTGCGCTCCGATACAAGGCTGCACACGAAGACCTGAAGCGCCTGGAACATTGGGCGCCGGCCAGTAAGCCCCAGGTGCTGCGTCATGACGAGAGCAAGACGCCTGAACTGGCTGAGCCCGTCTACCACGAGATGTCTGACGAGCAACTGGCGGCCATCCGCGCTAAGACAGAAAGCGAGGACGGCAACGGCCAATGAAGCAGCAAGACTACTACCTGCTTCGCCACCAGACGCAGTTCATCAACGACTTTAGCCACCGCATCGTTGGCCTAGTAGGTGGCTTCCGTGCAGGCAAGACCTATGCGGCCGTCCACAAGGCAGTCAAGCTGGCCTTCTTGAACCCAGGTCTGCACGGCGCGCTCATGGAGCCCGTGCAGTCGATGATTCGCGGCACGTTGATGCCAGTCATCGACAAGGTGTTCAAGGAAGACCTGAAGTGGGAAGACGGCAAGCAGTACACCTACGTCAAGTCCAACCCTGAAAGCATCGTTCTGCACTTCAAGGAAGGTGACTCGATCATCTACCTGTGCGGCGCCGAGAACTACAGCCGACTTGCTGGTAAGACACTCGCTTGGTTCGGCATTGACGAAATCGACCGCTGTTCAAGCAAGGAGATTGCACTTGCGGCGTTCAAGGAAGCAACTGCACGTTTGACAGCCGGCCCATGCGTTCAAGGCTTCGTTACCTCGACGCCTGAAGGCTTCCACTTCATGCATCACTACTTCGTCGAGAACGCATTCGACGAAAAGGGCAACGAGCGTACAGATCGAAAGCTCTACCGCGCGAAGACACAGGACAACCCAAACGTACCACTGAGCTACAGCAAGTCGATTCGCACGAACTACACGCCCAAGCAAGCTGAGGCCTACTTGAACGGCGACTTCGTGAACATGGCAAGCGGCAATGTCTACCACGCGTTTGACCGTGCCTACAACTTCACCAAGAAGACGCTGGCTGACTTCCCGAACCACATTCTGCACGTTGGCATGGACTTCAACGTCGGTGCAATGTCCGCAGTTATCAGCGTGATCGACAACGGCCTGGTGTACACGCTCGCCGAGATTACGGGTGAAGCAAACACCGAGTCCATGATCCGCCGCATTCGCACTGACTACAAGCACTGGGCTCAACGCCAAGGCGGTCTGATCGTCTACCCAGACAGCAGCGGCAAGAACGCATCAGCGAATGCAAGCGTCAGCAGCATCACGCTACTGACGCAAGCCGGCTGGGAGTGCCGTTACAACGGCAACAACCCTTCGATCATGAAGGAACGCGTTCCAGCAATGAACGCGATGTTTGAGTCACAGCAGCTTGTGGGCGGCAAGTATCAGCCTCTGCGCCGTTGCTTTGTCAATCTGTTCAACTGCCCTACTTTGATCAAGGGTCTGGAACAACAGGGCTTCGGCCCCGATGGCAAGCCCGACAAAACAACAGGCCTCGACCACTGCCTGGACGCGATGGGTTACTTCATCCACAACCGCTTCCCTGTAGTACGCCCCGGCACCCTCACCGTACATCGCTAAGTCGCTGACGGGTAAATAACAACAACAAAGAGGCGACGATGCTCAATTCCGACAACGACACAGTCATTTCTGGCCTGACCCTGAAGCAATGGGTCGGACTGCTGAACGGCGACAAGCAAGTCGATGCCGTCAAGGCTATCAACTACTTCCAAGGCCAGCAAGAGGCAGAAGTTCAAAAGGTACTTGAAGACCCAAATCGTGGCCGCGCGAACTGGAAGACACGAGGTCTGTACCCTCGCTTCCGCAACGTCACCCGCATGATCGTTGAGAAGTCAGGTCTCCTGTTCAAGGACACAGCGCCCGTCTTGGAAATCTACGACGCTGGAGCGACCAATCCCAACAAGGCAGCAACTACCGTACTTGCAAACGAGCTGGCAAAGCTGGAATGGGACGAGTTCACTGCGAACCTAGACCAGCTTACCCGCCTGCTCAAGACGACAGTTGTTCTCGTCCAGTGGGATTCGGACAACAAACAGCTCTGCTTGGACTATCTGCACCGTGGCAATTGCGAGGTGCAGATCGATCCCAAGACGCGTAAGCCAACGGCCATGATTCACTTCATCGGTCAAGACCCAAACGGCAACGCGCAATACCGCGTGTGGACGCCCAACGACGTGACGATGCTGACCGTTCAACCCAACGGCTCGATCACTGCCGGCGCCCCCGCACCTAACCCGTATCAGATCATTCCTATTGCGCAGTTCTACGACACCACCACGCCGCTGGCCGGCTTCTGGGTTGAGCAGGACAAGAGCGTTGTCAACTTGAATGAGATGGTCAACCTTCACTTGACGGACAGCGAGTACTCGGTGCTGTGGCAAAAGATGAGCACGCCTGTCACCAACATGCGTCCAGCAGGCGGCACTGACTATGAGCAAGTCCAGGTTCAAGAGGTCTACGGCCAAGCACTGCCACGCGCTGTAGCGGCCCAAGATCAGGATGTCGCGGGCATCGGCGGCCCCGGTCAAGCAATCGTTCTTGACAGCATGGGCATTGAGAACCCGTTTTTTGAATACAAGAACCCCAACATCCCACTTGCAGACATTGAACAGGTCGTCAACACCTGGATTCAAAACACAGCCGGTGACTGGTGCGTTCGAGTGCATCTGCAAGGCGAAGCCAAGGCTAACAGCGGCTTCCAGTTGATCGTTGAGGAAATGGCAAACCTCGACCTGCGCAAGTCACGTCAGCGCATGTTCACGAACAGCTTCAAGCGCTTGTATCGCGTAATGGCGCGCGTCCTGAACATTGCCTACAACCGCAACGTGCTGGACGAACAAGCCCAAATGTTCGCCAAGTTCAACCTGCCCGGCCTGCCTGTTGACACAAAGGAGCAGGAAGAAATCTGGTCTATGAAGATTCAAGAGGGTCGAGCCACTGAGCTTGACTACTTCATGACCGTTGAGGGCATGACGCACGACGAAGCCATGGACAAGTGGCAGCAGATTTGCGAGTTCAACAAGACCAAGGCGGCTATGGGTCTTGCGATGGTTCCAACCACTTCGGACTTCTACTCGCAACAGCCTTCCGACGGTCAAGAACCAGACGCCGACGACTCCCCTTCCTCAACTCCAACGCAAGGCGACTCGGGAACTAAATAAAAGCACAACACGCTCGAATGAGCACGGAGAACAACATGCCGAATGGCACAGAACAAGAAGGCGTAGAAAACGCCCAAGTGTCGGAAGACACAACTGCCCAGGAACATTCTGACGCAGGCCAGAGCGACGCAGAAGCCCGCATTGCGGAACTTCAAGCTGAACTGGATCGCGTGTCAAAGAACCTAGGCGCTTCACGTCGCTTTGAACGCAACGCAAAGGAAACACGAACAGCTCTTGAAACTGAAGTGTCCGAACTGCGCGCATTCAAGGAACGTGCTGAGAAGGCGGAAAGCCTGCTGAACGAACAAGCGATCGAGCGCGCACTTACCGAAGCTGCTACAGCGGCCAAGGCCAAGAACGTCAAGATGGTTGTTTCAAAGCTGGTTGATCGCACAGCCATCAAGGTGGAGAACGGTGTCGCGAATGCGGAAGACGTTGAAGCCCAGATGCTGAAGACAAAGGAAGAATTCGCTGATCAATTCGATGTGACGCCAGTTCCCGATGTAGCTCGCGCTGCTGAAGGAAGTCCCGTCGGTGGTTATGCGAAGGAACTGGACGCGTGCAAGACAACGGCAGACATCGAAGCCGTTATGCGCAAGTACGGCAAACGCTGACCGTCCACATAAACCCGAAAAGAAAAACAAGAAGAGGGTTACATGACAGCATTCACGCTGAACCTTTCAACTACAGCAAACGTCGACGACAGCATTGTTCAAGCCTACGCCAAGAATGTGCTGCTGACTGCTGGTCAGGCATACATCCTTGAACCTCTGGTGCAAACCAAGTTTGAAGTTGGCGCCAAGTCAATTCAATTCCCCAAGTACTCACTGCTGGGTCTGGCCGATACACCTCTGACCGAGACTGACGATCCTGCATCCGAAGCTCTGGTCGATACAAAGATCGTCCTGACACCGAAGGAATACGGTAAGGCCGTTACCAAGACGAACCTGGCTTCCCTGCAAACAGGTGGCCTGATCGACCTGGCTGCTAGCACGCTGGTCGGCAAGAACATGGGTCAGACCCGTGACAAGCTGATCGTCAACGCGCTGCTGGGCTCCACCAACACAACCGGCACCGGTACTTTCAGCGGCGCTGCACTGGACGGCCAGTATTCCAAGCTGGCTACGAAGTCAATCATGCCTGCTGCTGATGACCTGTACGTTGCCGTGATGAGCGAACACAACGTCGCCATCCTGCGCAACGAGTCCGGCTTCATCGACGTACAGAAGTACGGCGACAGCACTGCTGTTCTGAAGAACGAAATCGGTACTTACAAGGGTCACCGCATCGTTCGTCACCAGTTCGTGCCTGACAACAAGGTCATCTCGGTGGGTTGGAACGCACTCGGCTGCGGTATCTCCCAGGCTCCAGGCATGGTCCTGACAGGCCCATTCGACAAGCTGGCCCGCTTCGTCAACGTCGGTTGGTACGGCGTGTTCGATTACGACCTGATCGACGTCGATGCCATCGAAGTGTTCACCGTCGCCTAAGCGGTTGGACTTCTAACAGAGGGCTCCTAGGAGCCCTCTTTTCATTTGATACGAATCGCACGGTGATAAGTAGATGCATCAAGTGAAGGAGGCACCATGCTGATCCTCGAAGACGGAACAATGGCTCTAGGAGCCAACAGCTACGCATCAACTGCGTTCGCTGACACATACCACGCGCAGTTCTCATCACACAACGATTGGGCGAGCGCGGACGACGCCACGAAGGAAGAGGCTCTGATTGTTGCCACCCGTGCTGTCGATCAACTGTTTGGCGACACCTACATGAGCTACCTGCGTCCTGAATCGACGCAAGCACTGCTGTGGCCTCGTACCTGGTTCACGGACAACCGCGGACGAATCATCGTTGAGAACTCGATTCCGAAGTGCCTTCAAGAGGCTGTTTCTGAAGTCGCCTACATGTACTTCCAAGAACAGGAAGTGTTCGCTGACGTTAGTGCATCAGCCAACGTCAAGATGACAAAGAGCATCGTTGGCAAGGTTGACGATCAGACGATCTACTTCGGCCCTGTCCGTAACGAACGCTTTGAAGGATTCCGCAAGATCGAGCTGATTCTTGCTCCGATCCTCAAGAAGCAACCCGGTAGCTGGCGTCTGCGAGCCTAACTATGGCATTCAACGCAAAGTCTACCCAAAGCAAAGTAGCTGAGAAGCTCAAATCACTCAACATGCGAGTGACGTTCATGAGCGGCGAAGACGAAACATCAACCTATGGAATGTGGGACGAAATCAAGCGTTCGGAAGACACCACTTCCACCGCTACAGATTCACGCATTCTGATGATCCCTGGCACCTTGAAGTCTGTGCCCCAGGTTGGCGACACGGTCAACGTAAAGGGGATCGACTACTACGTGTCGGGTGTGGAAGAAGTCAGCCCCACGGGCGTCAGCCTGTACTACGAACTGACGGTGATCGCATGAGTACGTTGGACGCCCTCAAGCGTGCACAAGACACGATCCCCCGCTTCCTTCAGGAATTCGCCAAAGAGTTCCTGTTGCGCTTGAACCTTCGTACTCCGGTTGATACCGGCGCACTGCGCGCAGCCAACAAGGTTGAAGTTGTTGGCAACACCATCGTGGTGAGCAACGCAATGATCTATTTCGACTTCATCGAAGACGGCACGTACAAGATTCGACCAGTGGGCATGCTCAAGACAACAGCCGTCGAGTTGGGTGACATCGCACGCGTTGCCATGCAGAGGGCCATGAAGTGAACTTCCTTCCAATCCACCAAGCGCTTGACGCACAAGTGCAGACAGTCTCTGGTCTTCCAACCTTCACCACCGAAGGAACAGCAAGCAAGCCCGGCGAGTACACGCGCGGCAGCTTCTTGCCGGCAAGGACTGAACTGCCCACGTTTGACGGCGTCATACAACGTGGGAACGGCCTCTATCAGATTGACGTGTACATCAAGTCCAGCAAGAGCTACGAAGTAGCTATCGCTATGGCAGACACCATCATTGCCGCCTTTGTTCCAGCTTCAGTGTTGAGCAATGGCAGCACCCAAGTGCGAGTTCTGAACAGCTATCCCATGGCTGCTTCAAACGCCACGCCCGGCTACTACCGGGTTTCAGTAATCGTTGAATGGGAAAGCTGGCTCTAACAGGCCAATCGATAACAACAACAGCTCAAGGAGCAAACCATGACATCACCAGCCTACCGTGGCTCGACCTACTCAGCTTCCATCGTTGAGACTGTAGTTGGTCAACTGCCAGCAACGCCCAATTTCACATACCTGGGCGCCACTGACAACACCCTGGACTTCGACCAGGACTCAAGCGTAGACCCCCGCGTCCACGCTGACGGTCAAGCTCGCTTCGTCGCCTATGGCAACCAGAAGCTGGCCGGCGACCTTACCGGCCCAATCGTGTTCGGCATGTGGGATCACTACAAGGAATCTGCCCTGCAAGGCAAGATCACCAGCAAGGTTCTCAAGATCGGCACGCAGAACACAACAATGTCTGTTGAGCGTGGCTATACGAACGCCAACCAGTTCCACCTCATGAAGGGCGTTCAGGTTGACAAGATGGAAGTGACTGCCGGTCTCACCGGCGAAGCCGAAATCAAGTTCTCGTGCGTCTACCGTTCTTTCACACAGAGCGGCACGACCAACAGCGCTTCTGCGATCACTGACACTGTGACGCTGCAGCCAATGAAGAGCCAAGGCGGCTATTTCAAGATCGGCGGCGCCACCAACGCATTCGTGCAGTCAGTTCAGCTCACAACTGATCGTGGTCTCGCAGGCGTGTTTGGCTTCGGCAACCCAGCACCTATTGACTACGCAAGCACAAGCATCAGCGTGACGGGTCAAGTCACGGTTCTGTTCACGGACGACACACAGCTTGCGAAGTACCGCAGCGGCACAACGGACACTCTGGAGTTCCAGATCGCTGACAACTCCGGCAACACCTACACCTACCACATGGGCAGCGTGTACTACACGGCGGCTCCCACCTCCATGGGTTCCAGCGCTGCGGTGCCAATCACCTTGAGCTTCACAGCGGTCTACAACGCTGCTGACGCCTCAGCACTGGTGATCACAACGTCCTGATGAATCGGGCCTAGTAAATACGGGGCGGCCTTCTGTGTCGCCCCTTTTTCATAGGACTGTTTCATGAAGCTCGCTGACCTGACACCCAAAGACTACGAATACGAACTGCGCCACCCCGCTACGGGCGCTCCGCTGGGCGTTTCCGTTCAACTGACCGATCCATTGTCACCACCTGTCGCGAAGGCACAGCGTGACTTTCTGACCGCGCTTCGCGGCGTGCCCGCTGCTGATCGTCCAGACGACGCGGAGCTGATCGAACAGGCACTCGTTGTGAAGGCCAAGGCCGCACTGGCGGGCTGGGACGAGAAGTTCAATGACTTCTTTGAGGGCGCGTTCAGCAAGGAGAAGGTCGAAGAGATCTTCACCGAACCTGCTTACCGTTGGCTGGTTGAACAGCTCGCGGGCGCCGCTGCTGATCGCAGCAACTTTTTTCGCTGAGCTGGTGAGCCTACTGGTTCTGCGAGTTGAAAAGCGCGTCGAACTAGACACGCCACTTCCAAGTGGCAAGACGCTGCGTGAAGTGCTGACAGCAACGCGTGACGCTTACGGATACGAAGACCCGCGCCTAACTTCAGAGCCCGAGCTTCCGATGTTCGTGATGGAGTTGTGGAACGCATTCTGGAAGATGGACTTCCGCCGTGATCGTGGCATGTATGGCAGCCCCCTGCCCTTGCGCTACGAACAGATAGACGCGTACATGCGCGTCAAGAGCCATCCGCTGATGCCCTGGGAAATTGAGGCGATCGAGGCGATGGACTTGGCGCTACTGCGCGCACAAGCCGAGAACAAGAACAATGGCTGATGACATCAAACTTATCATCGACACGAGTGATGCTGACACCGCGCTAAACAAGCTCAGCAAGGTCAGTGCTGCCTACGCGGCGCTCGGCAACGCTGCTGGCGGTTCGACCAACGGCCTCAAGTCGCAGACGAACGCGCTCAATGGCGCAACTGCGGCGGCCAACAAGACTGCAAGCGCGCACGCGGGCGTCAGCCGTGAGCTGGTCGTCCTGGCGCACGAACTCAGTCAGGGCAATTTCAGCCGCTTCGGCGGTTCGATGCTCGTGCTGGCGGAACAGACCAACGCCCTCGGCGTTGCCATGAAGGCACTCAGCGGCCTGGGTATCGCTGGGGGTGTTGCACTGGCATCACTTGCAGCCGCAGGCGGCCTTGTCGCCATTGCGATGCATCAGGCGGCCACCGAGCACAAGGCACTCGTCGCGGCCATCGCGCTGACGAACAACTACACGGGCCTGTCCAACAACACGTTCCAGGCGCTGTCGCAGACGCTCAGCGGCGAAGCGAACATCAGTCTGGGCAAAGCCAACGACATCCTTCTTGCGATTGCGAAGACCGGCGAGACGACCAGCGCAAACATTGAGGCGATGGGCATCGCGGTCAATCTCGTTGCGACATTGAGCGGCGAGAAGTTCGACAAGGTCGCGCAGCAGTTCTCCAAGATCAACAGCAAGCCCGCCGAGTTCAGTCGCGAGATGGACTCAATGATGCACATCTTCACGCCAGCTCAGTTGCAGATGGTGCAGCACCTGGAAGACACGGGCCACACGCAGGAAGCGACGACAGCAGTCCTGAAGGTCTTCACCGACTATGCGTAG